ATAAATATATAACATGAAACCATTAAAGGTAAATAAAGAGTTTAACTCTTATAAAAAATGATTTAAGGTTATTTATTTAAACAATAAAGATCTCTACATAGAGATCATAGTGTCAAAAGCACAGGGAAGACTAACAAGAAATGCCGAAAAAATGCTAGAACTTTTAGCAAAGAAAACAATCAAAAAAATGAGATACTGGTCAAATGATGATAAGTTAGATTGCTACCAAAGTGGATTATTAGACATGTTTCAAAACTGGTATAACTTCAATGAAGACAAATCAATTAATGCATTTGCATACTTTACAGAGATATTTAAAAGAGGATTGGCTAAAGGTTGGAATGATCTTTATAAAAAGAAAGGTGATAATGAACACCAAATTAAACTTATTTCAATAAATAGTGCAAATGATGGAAATGGATTACACTCAATATAATAATATTATTAAGATTATTGATATAGTGGCAAATCCTGGATTTGCCACTATATCAAATAATTTTAATATTTTTCCACCAAAAAATGTTTTAAGAAAAAGGAAGATAGAAAACTTATTAGATTTTTTTGATAAAACTACTAAATAAATATAATGAAAAATTTATCAAATACTATCATTCTTCAACTTTGGGAAGAATCTATTAAAGGAAAATGTTCAAGTTCTGATGGTTGTTCTATACATATAGACTTTGAAAGTAGAATAGATTATATAAACACTGAATATAAATTAAGACAATTAAATTCTATCCCAGATAAATATGAATTGGTGGTTGGTTTACCAATTGAGGTTTTTGTGAATGATAGTATTTATAATATTGTTAAAGAAGCTAAATCAATAAGATTACTACAAACAGAACTTAGAAATTTAGTTGAATTAAAAGAAATACAATATATTACTATATAATTAAAAAATAATATATGATCATGAATAATAGGAAACAAATAACTATTATGAAAATGATTACTAAGTTATTTACCTAAATGTTTTTCTGTTATTATTATAAATTGATAACCTTTTTTATTACACCATTCTATCATGGTCTCCCATTTAGATTTGTTGCGATATGCCATTTTTAAGTCATATTCAAAACTTTTTAACTTTTTTAGACCATTTTCCGGAACATTTAAAGCTCCTTCATTTAGTTTTATTACCATATCATACTCTTTTTGTGGTTTTACCTCAACAACAATATCTTTTATCGATCCATCAGGCTGTCTTATTTTATAGTAAAAGTCTGGATAATATCTATGTCTTTTAATTTTAACATCACCATTTTCAAAATGTGTCATCTCATAAGGTATTTCTAAGTTTTCACACCCCCATATTAATATATTTTCCTGATTGTCTAACCAGAACATAAATTTTTTTTCCAATCCTGAACGATAATATAATCCTCCTTCATTATTTAACTTATAAACTTTATCTTTATTTGTAGGTATGAAATTACCTTGATTGTAGTTTTTATTATTAGGTTTAGAGTTTAACATGCTTTATAGTTGTCTTTATTTTATATATAAAAATAAAAAATCTCTTATGGCTGAATTATTAGAAAGAGTTAAATTAAATTTACTCACTAATGGAAATGGAATTGTTGAAAATTTTAAAAATAATTCTCTTTTCTTTTATGAGAGTTATAATCAAAGTACACCAGATATAACTGCAATTAGTATTAATGATATTTATCCAGGTGGTTTTTATTTTTTTCACTATTTAGATGATTCNAATTGGATGAAATATTCACCTGTATTTGTTGCAGACTATAAAAAATTTGATGATAAGNTAATTTTATTTGTAATAAACTTTAATTTTATTCCAATCGAAATAAGAGTAATGATATTTGATAGATTTATTATATCAGAAGACTTTGAAAAAAATAGACTTTTAAAGGTAGATTATAATGGTATGTATGATGAAATTAGAAAGTTAGGGTTTGAGTATGCTTTAATGGAATTTAATGCAATACAATTAGTTAGAGTTCATAGAATATCATTAGAATTACTACCTAGATTTTTATACTCACAACATCCTATAAATAAATATGATCCTAATAAACTAATTGAAATATGGTCTGCTAAAATTGGTAAAAGAGATGAAAGACATAAAGAGATAATGTCATCTGCATTAGATGACTTTTATAATGTTAATAAAGAAATTTCTGAAAAGTATAATGTGATGAAAGACCATATTAAACGATTACAGACAAGTCTTATCAAGTATGGAAAAAGATAGTTATATATAAATTATATCATCTATATATTTCCATATATATCCACTTGATGTGCTATAATTATTAGTTATGTTGTTAAGACAACAATTATAGATTGCTTTCCTATTAAAGTTATTAATGGTCGCTGCATCTCTTATAGATGCATACTCTGATATAATATTTCCACTTTTATCAATTTGTATAACTCTTTTTTTATTTTTAATTCTACTTAATTTAGAATTATTATTAACTATCTCTATATCTTTAAATTTCCAAATAAAAAATCCTGCATGTTTTAGAATACCATTACACGCTCTACTTATATTTGGTGTTGCTATTCCAGTATTTCTAGTAGCTTCATTTAATGATTCAAACTCATTTATTAAATCTCCATATAGATTATATTGTAAGACACTAGTTGATATTTTTTTTATATAGTCTGAATTATTTGTTATTTGACCACCTCCACCTTTGGTTTGATTACATTTTGGATTTATTATATTAATCCAATACATTTCTCTTTCTTGCCAATTTATATCACTACATATTTCTAAAACTTCTAAAATTGGTTTAGTATTATTTTCTTTTAGTTTTCTTATCCAATTTACCTTCTTGGTACTTATACCTTTATTGACCTCTTGTAAATGATTATTATACCTTCTTTTTATATTATTTGTTTTTCCAATATATTTAATCTCACTATTAATAGGATCTTTCAATGCATAGATATATATCTCATTCATAACTAGTATTTACTTTTTATTTATATATTAAATAATACATACTCTCTATTATATTTTGCCATAATTAGGAAAATTAAAATTAATATATACAAGTATTAAAAATATAAAATAGATAATGAGTAGTTACAATAATTTTGACACTAATAGTAATACTGCAAACTTTGGTGCTGCAGGACAATCAGCAGTTGAAAATAAAGGATTGTTTAATAGAATACTTAGAAATTTATCATCTTATGGAATGAACTACGATGATATGATTATTAGAAATCAAGTCGGAATTGGTATTAATGAAGATCCATATGCTGCTCGTGGAAATTCGATGTATGACTTCTTTAGTTCCCGGGCGGTAGCATCTGTATTAAACAGAAAATCAATACCTTATTTAGATAAAGCTTATGCAGATAAAAGAAGAATTTTAAGAGAATACTCTATTAAAGATGAAATTAGAGACTTTGTGAGTTCAATTGCAGATGAGTGTATAGTTTATAATGATGAGAGAGATTTCTGTTCACCTGTGGCTTTACCAGTTGAATATTCAACAGAGATACAAGATAAGTATCAAGAGTACTTTGAATCTATTTATAACAAGTTTGGTTTCTCTGATAACATTACTGCATGGAATATGATGAAAGACTTTTTAGTTGATGGTTATGTTGCACTTGAGATTATATTTGATGATAAAAAGAAAAATATTATTAGTTTTAATAGATTAAGACCTGAGACTTTAGTTCCTGCTTATGAACCAGCAATTGGTCACTTATGGATTCAATTTCCAGAGGATCCTCAATTAAGAAGAATATTCTTAGATTCACAAATAGTTTATGTTTCATATTCAACACAAAATGAATTTTCAGAAACTTCATATGTAGAGGGTTTAATTAAACCATATAATCAATTAAAAATATTACAACAAACAAGAATAATGTTTAACATTATTAATGCCACTATTTATCAGAAGTTTACTATTCCTATTAAAGGTATGTCAAGACAAAGAGCAGAAGAGCAGATAGGTCAATTAATACATGATTATTCTGAGGAAGTAGAATGGGATGACTCATTGGGTACATTAACTATAAATGGTTCAAAACATTTACCTTATAACAAACAAATTTGGTTTCCAGAAGGAGATGCAGGTACCCCAAACATGACATTAGAATCACCTCAAGGACATAACCTAAATGATGATACTATGTTAGATTGGTTTTTTAAGGCATTAAAAAGAGCTTCTAAGATACCAATCTCAAGATTTGAAGGTGATAATGGTGGTGGTAATTTAGTTACTGATGCTGCAGAAATGACTAGAGATGAGATTAAGTTTCATAACTTTATTATGAGATTAAGGTCTAACTTCAAAGAATTAATAGTTAAGCCATTAAGACTACAAATGTTGATTGAATTTCCTGAGTTAAAAGATGATGAGTTTTTTACAAATGCTGTTGATATTACATTTTTTACTAATCAAGTATTTGAAGAGTGGAAAAAAATAAATAATTTAGAAAAGAAAACAGGTATAGTTGGAACATTACTAGGTGTTATGAATGGAGAGAAGCCTTATTTTCATATTGAGTGGATTATGGATAATGTATTTAAACTAACACCAGAAGAAAAAGCTGAAAATGCTAAATATTGGGCAATGGATGTTGCCAATCAGGCAACTGGAGCAACTGGAGAACCTGGTTCACCATCAGATGGTGGTGGAGGATTTGGTGGATCTGGTGAAAGTGGTGAAATGCCAGGAGGTCCTGTACAAGGTCCCGCACAAGGTGGTGGACAAGCTACACCAGAAGCACCTCCCGCACCAGAAGAGGGTGGTTCGGAATTTGAATTTTAAAATAAAAAAATCCTTTCAATTGAAAGGATTTTTTATTTATGATTATCGTAGTCAGGATTTAATTTTATCTTAAAGTTTAAAATATCACCATACATGAATTGTTCTACTATAATTTCATAACCTGTATCTATAATTGATGATAGTAATTTACCTTGTGTTGTGTCTAGTATTTTACCTTTGAGAGT